TATTAATAAAATCAATAATAATTTTTACGCTGTCTGGTTCAGTATATTCTGCACTTAATGTTGTATTTGCAGTTTTATTTACTAAAGAAAAAGCAATCTTAATTTTGTCAGACAAAGAATTTTGTGACAGATTAATTCCAAGACCTGTTTTTAATATATGTGGAGTAGAGGAAAGATTTGTAGATGATGTTGCACTAATAATATTTGAATAATCTCCAACAATCATCATCATATTATTAAAAAATCTACATCTTTCATGATATTGAGATCTGTTATTTTTATAAAAAATTCTATTATCAGCATTTGCTTGAAACACATCATCTGCTACATTAATAACATTATCATCAGCAGGATCTAGTGGAGTTATTATTGTTGGAATTGTTGTTGGTGTTGTTACAACATATTGCCAATTTTCCTCTTGTGAAAAAATAATTAAATTTTTACTATCAAAGCCAGAGGCGGATGGGTTTGCTCCAGCAGAATATATTCCTATTTCTGTAATTTCATATCTTTCTTGACTTGGAAGTTCTGCCGTAAAAACCAGTTTATTAGTATTATTTTCAAAGACATAACCTTTTGAAGATATTGGAACTCTAAACATCTCAAAACCAAGTTCTTCTTTTGCAGAGTATGTAACAAAATCATGAACATCTCCAGTTCCTAAAGGCTTTGCTGCTGAGCCAAAGGCCATATATGAGGCGTATGCTGGAGCGGTTCCTAGCATATACTTTGCTACTATCTCTTTACCATTATCTGTTATCATGATCCATACTCCTCAATTAAATCTGTATCTATTGTACCATCTGAAAGTATCTCTATCTCTACTCGTTCATCTTTTTCCATATTTACAGTTTCAATAACCAACCTTGCAGACCTGTTATATCCAACAACGACTGCAGTTAAAATTAAATCTTGGCTTGTTGCAAGATAAACATTTGTTCCATTTGTGCTTTCACTACTAGGAACTTTTGGTATTTTATTTTCTAATTTTATTGAAAAGTTACCAAAATAAGTATCTGATGTATCTTGTAAACCTAATATTTTTTTAGGATCATATCGTTTTGCAATTTCCCACATATTTACTATTGGTTGATAGTTAATGCTTGGTGTATTAACAAAATTAGTATTATTTAATAATAAAAGAGCATGTCCATTTATTTCTTCAAAATATAAATTTAATATGTCAGTTGTTGTGACTGGATTTATTTTAGCCTCATTAAATTCAACATATTGTGGTGTTGCTATTTTTACTGGAGATTTTACAACTAAGTTAGATCCAGATGAACCAGAATCTCTTGCACCACCCTCATTTGGTGGAGCATAGTCTGATGGCGTTGTTGGTTTTACGTCAACTGGAGTTCCAGTATATCCATCAACATCATATGAATTTCCAGATGTTCCAGTATTTCCAATTGGTGCTAGATTATTTGACATCCATCTTGTTGCTGCCTCAATAACATTATCTGTAGTTCCTTCATCATAGTTATATGACATGCTATACCTCACTCAAATATATTGTCATATTTGGGCCATCACTACTTCTGCTATATTCAATATTATAAACTAAAAATTTACTTGATTGTGGTGCAACCATATCAATGTTATCATTATTTTTATAATCAATTGTAACTAAATCTCCTAATTGAATAATTGGTGTTGCAAAAATATTTAAACCAACAGCCTTTTTAGGTATCATTAATTTTTTCAAAATCCAATCCATCAACAGTTCTGCATCATCTTGATTTTGAATATAATCACTTTCAATAGAAAATTCATTTTTGCCATATGTAATTCTACTTAACCTAATTTTGTCATATTGTTGTTTTTCAAAAGTTGGAGAATATACTAAACTATTACCAACAAGTTCTGGGTCTGAAAAACTTGATCGTTTTTTAAAATAATCGTCTACAGTTAATTGTCCTCCACCATCTTGTGTAAATGCTACTCCATTAATATTTAAAAAATTATAGTCAGTTGTTCCTAAATCTAAAAGCGAATCAGTTGCATTAAAAATTAAAAACTCTGCTCCATAGGCTGTAGATGTATATCCAGAAACAACATAGTCTTTAGTTCTATCTGGTAGTTTTATAATTTTAGAAAATAATGCTGGATATGCATTATCAAACCTTACATTAAAATATGCACATTCTCTCATAATTGTTCCAAACTCATCAAAATACATTTTAAATTTATTTGGTTCTGCAGCACTAATTCCAGAAAGATATGTTTGTTGTAATATGCCACTTAAAGCATATTTTCTCATTGAATTATTAACTGTTATATTTTCTCCTCCAAAAACACCTGCTATTGGATTTCCAGATATATTAGCATTTGAATTTTCAGAATAGTTTTCAGTTAACGCATAAATATTTTCAAACATGCATTTTGATCCTCCCCTTGTAAACAATGCCATATTATTATATTTTGGCAGAGGAGAAGTATCATCAACTGTTGCAACTAAAATATTATTTATATACAAAAAGAATCTTCTAGAGTTTGCATTTAAAACATTGTCTGCATACTCTATAGAAAGATCATAAACTGTATCTACTTTGTCATAAAATTTTCTTGATATTCCAACAAAATTTCCACTATCAGAAAGTATATCTCCTCTACCACTCCATAATAATTCTGGAATGGCATGCGTACCATAACTATCTGCTCCTGGCGATTCCTCACTAGAATAAATTTTATAAAATACAATATTTGAAGTTTCTTCTGTTCCTCCATCTAAAGAAATAATTTCAAAATAATAACCATTATTTGTTATTGGATTTACTAAGACTCCAATTCCACCAGAGTTTCCAGAAACACCTACTGACGCTGTTGGAGACTCTGAACTAATTTGATAATATGTTGTTCCATTAAGAGGTGTTATTTTTTGTTTAACAGTGCCATCCTCACTCTCAATTGATTCTGCTGGAGACCCAATAATTCTAATTCGTGTTCCAAAATTTTTAAACCTATCTTCCAAAGGTTTGTGTACATATGTTATAAAGTCAATTGGCTTAATATCTGTTGTGTCAAAATTTGGTCCTTTTAATACTAAAGCAGAAGACTGTACAACACCTTTATTTTTTGTTGGATCTATTTTATTAATATTTGTAACTTCTGATTCTGTTAAATTATATTTTGATAAATATTTTTTAATTACACCATTTACCGAACTACGTTTTGCAACTACTGATCTAACACCTGCTGCTGAACCAGTAGCAACCGTTCCATCAAAAGATTGATTACCAAATAAATATTTAGAAACCATAGCACAACCTTTACGATTTTCTGGATCTGTCCAGTATGTTTGTAATCCTGAAGAATGGCTTGTTATTGTTGTTCCAAACTGTGCTCTTCCATGTTTTGCAACATCTCCATTTTGTCTTTTTTCAATACCATTAATTGTTACATAATATGGTTCTGCAAAAATTCTTACATTGCCAGTAGGATATATTTTTCCATTATATGATAGTTTATTAAAATAATACTTATATTCTGCATCATTACTAATCCAAACATTGCCAATGCTGTCTACATTATACTCAATTGCATCATATTTAATAACTTCACCATTTGCATAAAAATATCCTTGATGCCTAGCAAGTAAATAAATGCTTTCACCAAAATCTATAATGTTATTTATTAATTCATGATTAACAACTGTTGGTGGTTGATTAGAAATATCTTGATTTAAAGTAAGTGCAGATAATGCATATCCAGTTCCTTTGCCATCTTTTTTAAGTTCTGCAGACTCAGATATTTGCCAAAGCAATGCTGTTTTATATACCCATCTTTTATCACTTTCTTCAATATTTAATTCTTGACCAAGTGCACTATATGTTTTATCAATATATCTTGATTTATAAGTAATTTTTCCATCATTATATATTTTTTTATCTTGTGATGCAATTGAAATTATATTTGGCAGTTTTTTATTATTAATAAGTTTATTTTTAATAATAGTTGCAGTATTCTCTATTAATGAAGGGCTTCCTTGTCCAATTGTTATATCCCAAGAAGATGTATTATAAAATCCAGCATCTAATTCTTCTTCTGCTACAGTATTATAAAATTCTCCATCGTCAGAATTAATTAAAATTTCTGGCACATTATCAACTGTTTTTGATCCTATTAATTCATAATTTGTTGATCGTGAAGAAATTCCAGCACCTAAAACTGTTCCAGTTTGTGATGGCATAAGGTAGTTTTTGCTCATAACAATAAAGTTATTATACTCATCAAAAAACATTGCTGTTTGTGTAGACACTGCTAAATCATTTAATACTTCTGCCAGGTTTCTATCTGGTCCTACAAAAAAATATGGAATTACTGGTTCTCGTTCTGAAGTATTTCTTTTATAAATATAATTGCTAAATCCTACATAGTCTAATAAAAGAGCAATTGCATAACTTAATGACACATTTGTTATAAATAATTCTGGAGCAGGTAATGATTCAAAATGAAAATAAAAATCTCTAAGTTCTATAGATATGGTTCCGCCAGTTATATCTGCTTGCGGAAATCCTTCTGAATATAACGTTTTAATTGGAACTGTATAATCATTTCCACCAACATTAACAATTGTTTCATAAAATGTAAACTTAATATTTTTTCTTAGATAATCTTTGATTATACTATTAGAATTATTTTCATTAAATGCCTGTTGATCATCAAATATGTTTATTGAACCAGTAGATACTAATAAACTTCCAATTGGCAAAGCGCTTGATCCTAAATCACCTAAAGATTTTTTAACATTATAATCAATTACATTATCTGTAATATCTACCAAAAGTCTTGGGGAAAACTCAATTAAATCAAACGTTGATTCCTGTTTATTCATAGTATCTACAACAATTCTAATACCATCAATATATTCAAACTCTCTATATTTAATTCTATTTGTTGCTGTTTCTATAAATGAATTTGGAGAAGTTAAATCGGTTACTAAGTGTTTGCTTTGATTTAATGATCCGTCATTTAAAAACCATGTATATTCTGGAACAAACTGATCATATTGATTTGTTGTAGCATTCCACACATGATATGTTCCTTTGTCTGTAGAATTTGTTACAACTAAATAAGAATATCCATCTATTGATTCGCTTGGCAATAAACTTGTAGACGAATATGTTTCTGCATGTATAAATTTATTTTTAAATAAATCTGGAATCTTTAATCCATAAGATAACTCTACATATCCATCTTCTTTAATAATTGCAGTTCCATCTGGCCTTGTTGATGAAGAATTAAATGTTTGTACAGTAACCCATTGATTTCCAAGCAGTACATCTATTTTCCAATTTTTAGGAACTGTTTTATTTAACTCTCCATAAAATGGATCTGTGCCACTAGATGTTGGAGTTGGCGAAGTTGCAATTTGATAATTTCCAACATTCGTTTGCATTTTAACAATAAGCCTATTTGCTGGTACGCGATTTTTATAAGCAACAAATGGTGCTGCATCATCTATATAAAATTGTGATCCAACAACTCTATTAGCAATTCCTCGCTCACTTGTTCCAGTAGAACTTGTTGAATCTTTTTCTGTTCTATAAGATGTCCAATACTTAAATTGATCATCTCTAGTTGGCATATAGTATCTAGGTCGTTGTGTAAAAAATGTACCTTGATTTTCTAAAAAATCTACAGAATAATAAGGAATTTTTTTATCTAATAATAACATTTTATTAATACCAGATCTTGGTCGAAATGGTTTAATACAATCTTCTAATGAATAATATAAATTATACTTTTCTTTTGTTGATGTAAATAAAAGTGGTTGGTCTTCTTCATCATATCCACCATCAATAACAATATCTGAATCTGTTGCTCCAGTATAAAAACCACCAACGTCATTTTTATCAAAAGTAGATTGTATTGTTAAATATCTAGTATCAGAACTTTGTGGACGATATCTATAGTTGCCTAATTTAAAAATATTATCTGGCATATTCATATTCCACTCAGCAACAATGTTTGCTCTTAGTTGTACAGTTGGAGAGGTTTCAAAATGATTTTTTAATGTTGCATTTTCAAACATTATAACTCTTCCAAAGATACAGATACATTCCAAAAATCGTGCGTTGCTCTGCCTCTTTTAACAACATCATAACTAAAATCTGAAAAATATACCTGCATTATTTCAGTATATTGTGTAAGATGTAGGAATGTTGAATCTTGATCGCTAGATCCAAAATTATTATATTTATCATATGATAAAAACATCCAGAAAGGACCTTTGTGATTTTCATACCAATCCAAAAGTTCTACTCCTCCTGCTCCACCATCTACTGTATATTCATTTGTTGAAGGTTGATCAGAAAGGCCAGATGCGTCAAAATCTGCAGGATATGCATATGCTCTTGAAGGTAAGTTATCCCATGAAAATGATATTGTTGTTTTATCTGCAATATGGTGTGATCTCATATTACCATTAATCATTCTTTGTCTTTGTTCTATTCTAGTTGGTTTAAACTGAAGCGGAGATCTATTATGATCTGACAAAATTAAAAACTGGTTTGCTGGATTAGAAGTGGTTGCTAAAAGTGGATTGGCTCCAATTTCTTGACCAGTGGGAATATAAATACCACTAGCAGAAAGAGTTCCAGGATTTTCAGACCAAATAACAGCCTGTGGCCTTGTATATCTTTTACGACCATTTAAATATGCTACTGTTGCCATTATCTGTAACTCCTAATTCGTTGTGCATCAATTTGTTTTATCTGATTAATGACAGTTCTTGCAATCTCATTTGGATTTGCATTACTGCTAGTAACATTGACGCTTATACCATAATTATACACTGAATTAAAATTTCCACCTGAAAAATTACCATCATTAATTTTATGTAATTGACTAACTCCTATTGCATCTACAGCACTCTTTCTTACTACAAATTCTCCAGGAGTTAACATTGCTGGAACAGTATCAGTTCCTTTTGAAAATCCACCATTAGCAAAATATTTTGGAACAAGACCACCCATTGATCCATACAAAGATTTAAATTGTGCTGCTGCTCTTGCTGCAGCGCTTTGTAGTGGTTGTGAAACATTTGATTTAGCAGTTGATCTTGATGAATCTGCTTTTTTATCTTTTGCTGCTGCATCTCTATTTAATGTTGGATTTGAAGTTCCTGCACCCTCTATTGCTGCAATGCTTGGTCTATTAATTCCAGAAGTAATTGACGTTGTTGAGAATTTTTTATCTGCTGCATATGCTGCTTGATCTAATCCTGCTCTTTGTGCACCAACTCCGCCAAATATTTCAAACATCTGATTGCTTAATTTTTTATCTGCAATGAGTGCAGCATTCTTGTTGTCTATAACTGCTTGACGAGATTCTAATGCTTTTACTACTCCTGGTATTACAAGTCCAGCAGAACCTATTGCTGCTCTTTCAAACATTCCTTGTGATGTTTGTTTATCCTTTGCAAGGGCTGCTTGATTTAATCCTGCTCTTTGTGCACCAACTCCGCCAAATATTTCAAACATCTGATTGCTTAATTTTGTATCTGCAAGACGACCTTCATTTTTAGCATTTGCAGCAGCATTTGCTAGTTCGTCTCCTTTAACTGCTCCAACCTGAGTAAGACCTTCTGAACCTATTCCAGCCCTTTCAATTATTCCAGCAGAAGTTTTAATATCATCTAGTTTTGCTTGATTGTTCTTATCAATTTGTGCCTGTTTTGTTTCTTCTGCTTTTACTTCTCCAGATCTTGTAATTCCAAGCATCGTCATCGTTTGACTATAAATACCAACTATTTCAGCAACCTTTGGACTTAATCTATTTACAGCATCAGAAACATTTACAGCAGATCTTTCTTGAATTTTAACTGATGCTAATTGTTCTTTATTTCTAGCATTTTGTTCATCTGCTATTGCTTGTTGTCTTTCAATCCATGCTACAGTTTCTCTTACTACATCTGGAGATTGTTTAACGCTAATATCAATATTAGAACCAGATACTGATGGTGGTCTTGTTGTATCTCCATTTCTAACATTAATAACTGGCGCTAGTGGCCTTGCTTCTCCCTGCCTTACTGTTTGTGGCCCAGTAGTTTTATTATTTACTGTTGTTTTTGATCCATCGGCCTGTCTAGGATTTTGTGGAGCAGTTGTTCCGCTAGGTTTTGATTTTGATGAACCTTTAGAAACTCCTGCGGTTGAACTACCCTTTCCATTAATTGCATTTGTATTTTCTTGCAAAGCAATAGTATTAAGTTTTGTTTCTGATGTATTTATTGTTAAAGGATCATTTGCGTTTGTAGTTCCAAATGGTACAAATGTTCCTCCAACCATGATGCCATCTTGAACTCCAAAAGAACCACTTTGTCTTTGTGATGCTACAGAACTTGCTAAAGATGCTCCAAATAAATCTTGAACTGTTTTGTCAACTTGTTTTTGAACTGCGGATAGTAAGGCTTCTGGCTTTCCGTTTACAGCATCTTGAATTGCCTTCATAACTCCAGCATCGTCAAGTTTAAATGTACCAATTTTTTCTAAAAGACTAGCAATTGTATTATATGATCCAGCCTGTTCTGGTGTAACTCCTAAAGCCTTTGTAAATTTATCTGAAAGTTCAATTTGTTTCTTTAAAATATCAAGATTTATCTCTGCTTGTTTTTTAGCATTTTCAGCATTTTGTTTTTCAATCTCTGCCCTTGTTTTTCCATCAGCAGTAATTTTGTTAAGTTGTGCCTCTCTTGATTTTTCTAATGCTTTTTTCTTTGCTTCAACTTGCGCTAAAGCCTCCTGCTGTCTAATTGATTGAATTGCTTGTGCTGCTGCAGTCATATCTCCACGAGAAAGAGCCTGTGCAAGACTTAGTCTTCCTTGTTGAAGTTGGTTTAATTGTTCATTACGAGAAATTATTTCATCAAGTGCTTTTATTTGTTTGTCATAAACATTATTAACAATATTTTCTTCATAACTAATTAATTCAAGTGCATACCCATTACGTTTTTGTGCAAGATCTATTTCTGTTTTTTGTACTATAAAAGAATTTTCAATAATCGCTTGTTGTAATTCAAGATATGTAAGTACCTCTTCATTGGCCATTCTTTGACCAACAACAGCATCTTGTTGTTTAATTGAGATAATTTTTTGATATTGTAATTCAAGTTCATTTCTTTTAATTTGTGAAGAAATTAATTCATCAAGTTGTTCTTTGGTTAATTGACCATTTTTAATTGCAAGTGCTATTGAATTACTTTCTGTTACAGCCATTGCTGTTGCATAATCAATACCCTTTGCCCTTAAAATATTAACTGCAGCAGTTCTGTCTTTTAATTTTTTCATTTCTTTTGCATTGTTTGCAACAAGTTCTCCTGCTGCTGCGGATGCCATCGCCCTGTTTAAGTCTTGAACATTTTGAGTAATTGAAACAGTTCCATCTTTTGCAATTTTAATAAACTTACCAAATTTTTTCTGTAATTCTTCTGGGCTTAATCCCTCAACCATATCTATAAAATCTGTGCTTATGTTTTTACCATAATTCTTACTACTTTTTGATAGTCTAATAAGTTGATTGGTTATACCATCAAATATCATATATGCTCCGCCTTTTTTCTTTGGAGCATTCATTACTCTTTCTAATTCTTTAAAACCTCCAAGGGCATTTACTGATGCTCTTTGGAAAAGTTTAAGTTTTTTAAGAATATCATCAAACATTGTATCTCTTTTACCATCACCTTTTTTGTCACCGCCAGTAACTTTTTTAGTTTTAATTCCACCTGGACCATATATTGTTTCTGTCATTGATGCTGCTGCTTGACCTTTTCCAATTTCATCTCTAATTTTTTGTTGTGCAGATTCAGGTAGAATACTTCCACCAGCCTTTGCGATTGCTGCATTTTCTGCTGCTATTTCTTCTTCTGGGGTAATTGTTTTATATATTTGTACAAATGTTTGTACTGCAGTTTTTTGTTGATTGTCTGGTAAAGACTTAATATATTCCCAAAACCCTGTAAGTTGTTCCATTTCTGTATCAGTCATTGCCAAACCTTGCTGAATAATATTAAACAATGCTTCTTTTTTAATTGGATCTGGAAGTGCATCAATTTTATTTAATGTAGTAATAGCATCATCTAGTGCAGCAACACCTTTTGTTTTAAGAATTGTTTGTACAGCAATTTCTCTACCTTCCATAGACATAAGTTGCTTTAATACATCAACCCTATCTTGAAATTTCTTTTTATCTTTAGAAGCAATATCAATAAAAAGTTTTTTGCCAACTTCTTGATTTTTTTCTCCAAAAAATGTATACAAAATATTTGTAAGTTCGCCAACTGCTCCAGCATCTTGAGTTTCAAATGCTGTATAAAGAGTTTTAACCATTTTTTCTTTATCGTCACCAAACATATTCAAAAGGTTAACAGCAGCATTAGTTTGTAAAACTCCTCCAGCAACTAATGTATCAATTGTGAGTTCAACTTTTTGAAACTTTTCCATTGTTCCTTTTTTAAATGTAAAGCCTCGTAAGTTTTCAGTTGTTCTAATTAATGCTTCTGCTCCTGCCTCATTTATACCTTTATTTGCTGCTCTAATTTGATCTTTTAATGAATTAAAAATAGCATCTGTTAAAAATCCAGCATTTCCTTTTCCTTTTTCTCCTGCTGCTATGTTATATAGTTTTGTTTGCTCCTTTAAAATATCTGTTATTTTACTTCGTAATTTACCAGTATCTTCTTGTTGTTTATTATTTAATTCAGCAATTTTTTCATCTATAGATTGTTGCTTCTTTTTATCTTTTGTTAATTCTCTTTGTTTTCTTAATTCTGCAATTTTACTTTCATAAAGCCTTGTTTGTCCATCAATTTGTTGTTGTGCTGTTTCTAATGCTTGAGCATTTTGTGCTGCTGCTAATGCTGCAAATTTTTCTGCGTCTGTTTCTGTAAACATTGCAGAAACACTTTCGGTTGAAACTCCAGGTGCGATAGGTAGTGGGTTTAATTTTGATTGAATATCTTCTAATTGTTTTCTCGCTGTCTGACCACTTTCAATTGCGGTATCAACAATTTTTGTTCTAACTAATAACGGCTCTTCTAATAAATTCTCGCCATTTGGACCCAAAAGACTTCTTAGTTCACCAACAATATTTGTAGAAACTGTCATATCATTTAACTTAATACCAATAGATCTTGCAAAACTTTCGGCCTGCTCAATGTTCATGACTCCGTCTGCAATATATGAACTTAATTGATTTGAAAGCATTGTAATAGCATTTCCTCTATTAGAAGCAAGAGATTTTGTAAATGTCTCATAAATCTGTTTTCCAATATCAGATTCCATCATAGAAGTACCAAACTGCTGACCTTTTCTTTCAAAGCCTGTTAAATATTTTCCTTCACTTCCCATAGATCTTCGTTTTTCCATTAACTGTGATGCCCCAACTTTTCCAGTTAACTCACCAACTTTTTTCATTTTTGCATTAGTTGCAGAAATAGAGTCTATATATTTAGATTGTGCCTCGGCCTGTTGTTTATTTCTTTGATTAAGAATATAAATACCAGCAGCCAAAGCAGCAAGACCTACTGCCAATCCGCTCCAAGGTCCCTGAATCATTTGCATTGCCATTGTTGCCATATTAATACCAACTAAAAATGGTGCTGCTTTTTGTGCAATTCCATTACCCATCATGCCCATTACAGAAGAAAGGCTTGACATAGCAAACATTAATCCATTTGTTCTTGCAAGCATTGTTCGTCTTCTTTGTTGTTCTGCATCTCTTAATTGTTCTTCTTTGGCATTTGCATCTGCTGAAACATTAGTGGCAACGGGTCTTTCATTTACATATTCAATTCCAAGTCCTTTGCGTCTAGCATATCTTACATCTGCTTTTTCTGCTGGTTGTAAGCCACCCGCTTGACCACTTCTTGTTATTCCATCTTTTTTAAATCCATTTCTTACTCCATTAATAAGTCCTCTTGCAGCATCTGCTCCAATTGCAAACAAAACTCTTGATGGAGATTTTATTCCTAATGTTTGTCTTAAAGCATTGATAAGACCCCAAGCAGAATCTTCACCAGATTGAATCATTAATGCTTTTATTTTTTTATAATTATTTCTAATGCTATCTCTTTCTTGATAATAATCTTTTTTAATATCAACATCTACAAGAGCGCTTTGACCTCTTTTAATCCTTTTTCCAGTTACTCCTTTAAAAAATTGATCTCTATTTGGTCCAAACGGAAAGGCTTCTGGTGAAATATTCTCTCCTGGACCATATCTTCTTGCAAATTGAACTGAACCTTTTGCCATATCTCTTGGAACCATGTCTAATTGTGTATTATTAAATAATTTATTATTTGTTCTTTTAGTATCATATCCAGCAACAAGATCCATTTCTTTTAATAATGTTGCCTGGTATGCTGCTTCTTTTATTTTTCTTCTTTCTAAATCATTTTTTGCCTTTTTTAATAAATCTGAAATTGCCTGTTCTGCTTGTGCAATATCACGTTTTGCTCTTTCAGATGCTTGAGATGAAGACAACCCCTTTTCCATTAATGCAAACTCTAATGCTTGAGTAGTTTTTATTTTTGTAAAATCTGCTTTTTTAAGTTCAACTTCTTGTTCTGATAATCCCTGTAAACTTTTTTCAAAATTAAGTTGTTCAGCAACTAGCCTTGATGCCTCGGCTCTTTGATCTCTTCTACTATCTGATTCCTTTTGAACTGTTTTACTAGCAAAAACTTCAGCCTTTTTACTTGCCTCTTTCATTTGTTCATATGTTATTGGTTCTCCTGAAATTCCAGCAGATTCCAACATAAGATTTCTTGTAGAACCACTTCGAATTGTTGTACCAGCAAATCCTTGTGTTCCAACTGCTGTTGCAATATCAATATTGCCTTCAGTTAAAGTTTCAGACAATTTTTCAAGAGTTGTTTTAATATTTTTGCCAATTGTTACTAAACCATCTGCAGTTGTTGATAATGTTTGAACGCTAACCTCAACATCTGGCAAAACAGATAAAACTTTGCTCATTATTGGATTAGATAAAGTTCCTTTTAATTGTCCTGGAGTTAATCCTTCTATATGACTTGCAACAACACCAGTTGTTCCTCCAGCAAATCCAGGAATGTTGTCAGCAATAATTCCTGCAACAAGTGGCGCATATTTTTTATTTTGTTCTGTAGGGATAACTGCTTCTCCTGGAGAAAGCATTGCTGGTACAACATCTCCAGCACCTTTAGGTCCTGGAACTGAAACTATTCCATCAGCAAATCCTGGTGGTTTTGCTCCTGGTCTAAAAAATCCTGGATTTGTTTGTTGCAGTCTTGCTCCAGCAATTGCTGCTTGTTGATATGCCGTTGCTAATTGTGCAACTGCACTTTTTTCAACAGTAAATGTTTGAATAAGTTTTGAGTGAGCCTGATCTAATGATGCTGCAATAGTTGCTGCTTCTGACTGTTCTGTTGATAAATAATTTGTTTGATTTCCTAAAAAGTTTGAATTTTTGCCAAGTCCAAGGAAACCATTTCTTACAGCAGCAAATAATTTAATAATATTTGCAAGACCATTTGCAAGCAAACCAAATGTCATTAAAACTACTGGACCAATTCCGCCAACAATCAAAAGTATTTTAGATATTCCAGATTTAACTCCGTCACTTAATCCATTAAATTTTTCAAGAATTTTAGAAACAAACTCTGCAATTGGAGTTACCGCTTTTAAAAATTGTTCTCCAACTGGAGCAATAGATGTTTTAAGATTTTCCATTGCCTTTTTAAATTTAGTTCCAGTTGCATTTTCTACTGCACCTAACTCTCGTTCAGACAAGATGGCAAGTTCTTCTACTGACTTTCCAGTTAAATCTAAAGTTCTTGCTGCTTGACCTCCATCTTTTGTTACGTTTTGAAATAATGTAGATAAACGTGCAAACTGAAACTTACCAAATAGTTGCTCAATTGCTCTTGCTCTTTCTAAAGGAGCAAGAGTATCTAATGCTTGAGCAAAACCAATAACTGTACCTTTAATATCACCTTTATTTGCTTCAACAATTCCTTTAATATTAATTCCAAGATCAGCAAGCATACCAGCAGCCTTGTCTGTTGGATTAATTAATGATGCAAGACCAGACTTTAGTGCGTTAGCACCTTCAGAAGCATTGATACCTCCTTCTTTCATTGCAGTCAAGAAAAATGCAAGGTCTTCAACGTCTCCACCAAGTTGTTTAACAACTGGTCCAGCCTTTGGAATAGCAATTGTTAAATCTTCAATTCCTACAACAGTTTGGTTTTCAACTGCGTTAAGAAAGTTAATTTTTTGTGCAAGTTGTTCTGCTGAGTATCCAAATGCATTTTGCAAAGACATTGTTGTTTCTAATGCTTGTTGTTGTTCAACCTGGCCAAGTACTGCAAGGCGTGTTGCTTCAGTGACTTGTGCCATGAGATCTGCACCTTGTTTACCTTGTGCAGCAGCATCGGCAGCCATACGCATTGTTTCTTCAACTGCAACCCCATATTTTGTAAACTCTTGTGCAAGTCTTTTAACTTCATCTAATGCTTTTTGTGTTTCACCTTGAGTGGTAAACATCTCTCCATAAACACGCCTAAACCTAATTGCCTGTTTTTCTAATTCCATAAAAACTTGAGATGCTTTAGAACCAAAGATAGTTAATGGAATAGTAAAACCAACCATAAGTTGGCGACCTGCCCACTGTGTATTCTTACCAAAATTTAAAAGATTAGTTGAACCTTGTTTTAATAATTGCCCAAATATTTGTTGTTTTTGTGATGTAATTGCAACCTTAGTTGCAAGGTCTTCCATGTCTAATGCAAGTGGTCTTACAGCAATTGCCTGCAATGCTCCATTTGCATTTCTGCCCATTTTAATATATTGGGTTTGTAAATCTTTTACTCTTTCTTCTGCAACCTTTTGAATTGTATTAAATTCTGTACTAAACATTTTAGAAAATGCTTTTGTTGAACCTGCTGCATATCTAAAATATTCTCTTGTTGAAAACTTATTTTTTTCTAATGACTGAGTAAATCTTTCAGTTGCACTTTGAATGTTTTGTATTCCAGCAGAAAATTTACCTGTTGCATTTACAGAGTTAACTAAATTTGCTGCAAAATCTGCTTGTGCTTTTGTTGCTGCTGTACTTGATTTTGAAAAAGAGGTGTTAAATATTGCTAGTTGTCTTTGTAGATTTTTTAGACTAGCAAGAGCAGGAGATGTGTCTATATTAACTTGAATATTAGACTGAACATCTGCCACTTATAACACCTCTTTTTTAATTTATTTACATATTTAACAAAGACGATTCCTGTAGATTAACTCCTGATGCTGCCTCAACAATTTTATATACTGTTGGGAGATCAATGTTATCTTCAAGAGCCTTAAGGTCTTTTGCTAATTCAGGTTTGTATTGCTGCATTGCAATCTGAACACATTCCATAAGAATATTCATTGATTTTTGATTATCATCTGCAACTGCTGTCACTCCTTCAAACTTCTTAAGAAAATCACGTAATAGCGAAATCTTTAGTGGTCTGATTTCAAGTGTTGTGCCATCAATAAGGGTTACTGAGTCCTTATCGTTTTTTGCCATTTTGCCTCCTATTTAGGTTACTTAATTATAGCATAAATGACCTATTTTGTTGTAAGATCTTCGTAGTCTAAACCCATTCCAATTCCAAAACCTACTTTTTGTGCATTTGCGCCTTGAAGCGCTAAAACATCATTTCCATCATTAGTTTTACCTTTACTAAATACTCTTGCCTTAAGATTTTCCCATTCATCTTGTTTATTATTTTTTTCTAAATCTACACCTTGTATTGCTGCTAAAAACTTTTTTTCTTGATAGTCTAATTCTCTACTAGACGAAAGAGTTGCCATTAACTCTGGCATAGAAAGAGATAGTTCAAGTTCTTGATAATCTTTCCAAATACCCAATAAAAATACTTCTGCTTCTAATTTTGCCAGATCTAAATCATTCCAACCAGATCCCTTTTCCCCATCTAAAGACTTTTCTTTTACGTTTTCATCATCTTTTACTTTAATTTTAATATTAGCGCCATAATCTAAAATATCATAAACCATATGTAAATCAACAATATCTTCTACATCATCTATTGTTTTAGCCTTTGGATAGTATTGTTTCATTGCAATTGCTGCACATTTTACTAATACCTCAATAGCCTCTTGGTCATTTTTAACATCTTTTATATCTTCAAACTGAGTCATTAATTCCCGCAAAAATTTAATTTTAATCGGAATTAATTCTATACTGTCTCCATTTAACAATTCAATTTGTTTAGAATTATATATTTTAGTTGCCATTATGTAATAATTTTAGCACAAAAGACAAAGACCCACCTAAAAGATGGGCCTTGTCCACTAAACAACTAAGATTATGATGCAGTGTGAGTGCGATCAACAATCTTGCCGTATGTTGCTGTCAAATCATCTGGAAGCAGACGGAAAGAAACTTCGAACATCGAAGCCTCATCACGCTTTGCAGACACAGTAACATTTTCAATGGAAAGAGCACGATACGCAATGTATACACGCTCAACATTTCCAGAATCTTCACAGTCACCAGTTCCTGGACCTACTGCAACGATACCACGCTCAACTGGACATTCTCCAATATCTCCTGCGGAGAGATTAAGAACTTGTCCTGCTGATGTGCTCTTTGAACCTGATAGGTCAGAATCCTGTCCTGCTGTGGCAAGAAGTAGGTTCTCTAGAGTTGCCTCTGCAAATGTAGTAGCAAGATTTACTTGCATTCCTTGCTTGTAGAGTTTTGCAACGTCAAGAACTTGATCAACTTGTACCTCACCAAAGTCTGGCTGGAATTGAAGTTCAATACC